TTATCAAACTCAGCTAAGATAGCATCAAATTCAGCTAAATCAGTAGCAGCGTTGACACCAGTAACACCAGTAGTAACATTACCTCTTTGCTCAATCTCGTAGAATAAACCTTTAGTACCAGCTTGTGACTCTGTAGTGTATCCTAATTCACCATCAACGTTAGTTGAGTTAGAACCTGGGATAGCCTCAAGCATTGTCATCTCCAAGTGATCGTTAAAACGAGCTCTTGTATCAGCTTCAGCTTTTAAGTACCATAAGTAACCAGCTTGTCCATCTTCAGCAGCAACCTCAACCCATCCAATTCTAGAAACATCAGAACCAGAAACAGTGTAGTTGTCTTTCATAATAACAGGCTTGTTAGAGAAACTTTTGAAAGTTGGCTCATTAGCACCTTTAGTAGTTAAACCATCATAGTTATCACCTTTCTTGTATTCAGAACCAATAACTAATAAAGTACAAGCGCTAGCAGTTTCAGAATGTCCAGTTAAAACATCTTCGTCGTAAGCTCTAAGACCAATAGCTGATCCATCAACAGCTACAACCATACATCTAGAAACTTTTCCAGCTGTTGCTATTAATACGATGTCATGATTTCTAACACCGTGAGATGCTACAGCGAAACCGTCACCAGCAATGTTACCGTCGATATCAGATACAACAGTAAATTTACCTTTTGCTCCTGATGAATCAACGTTACCATCTAAATCGATAGTACCAATTAATGAAATGTGTAATCTTGATTGTTCAGACCATACAACTTGATCAGCTGTCATCGCCTCTTCAGCTCCTACTTGTGAAAGAAATCCTGAAATAGTTCTCGGTCCGAAAACTTCAGCTTCTTTCTCCATAAGATCTGGTAAATATTGTTGCGCCCAGCCTTGATTTGCTGTAGACGCTAAGTCTAAGTAATTTGTAGATAGTGTTTGTTGTTGTGAACTTGGAACACTATTTAAATCACCTCCTGGTGTAATTGCCATAATTTTTAATTTTTAATTATTTTTTAAATTTGTTATTTTTAATTTTAAACTTAAAATCAGCAGAATTATCTCCTAACACTCTTACTTTTACGCCGCCAGCACTAACTTCTCCGTGCGACTGTCTAGCATCCATACTTACGTTCTTGGCATTTGAAATACTTTCTTTTAAAGCATCAGCCTTGCCTTGCTCATAAAAATGACTAGCTATAGTATCGGCGTTCATTGCTGTGTATAAAGACTTGTGATATCCAGCAGCATCTTCCATTGTTTCATTTTCATTCAAAAACTTTTTGATGAAATTGTTAATGTCGCTCTGGTTCTCTTTTACCTTATCAGCGTTGTTGACGTTCATTCTAAACTTTTTATCTCCGATATTATATTCAAAACCTTTGAATTTATCGTTAAAAACTTTGTCAGTTTTATTTAAAAAAGTAGAAGTGTTTTTGTCAAGTGTTTGTTGACGATTTGCTTCCTCCTCGTTATATCTATTAAAGAAATCAACTGCTTTTTGCTGCTCTTTAGTTAGCTTGCTTCCAGCTTTGATTTCGTCATAGTATTTAGACTTTAACCCGTCTAAGTGGTTTTTAGCGTTAGCAACTTGCTCTTTTAACGCTAATTTTTTTCTTCTTATATCTTTTTCCTCATCGATATCTTCATCATATGAAAACTCATCTTCCATTATAAAGTTTATCTCTTCGTTGTTTAAATGAGGTTTTGTGTTTTTATAATACTCTAGTAATAAATCTTGACTGTCCATGTCATCATAGTTAGTGTTTAAAGCGACATAGTCGTTTATATCACCTCCAGTCTCAGACATAAATTCCACTAGTTTTTGTATATTTTCAGGCAGAGGTTTTCCAGTTTCTATATTTTCTTTTATAGCTACATTTGTTTTTTCTACTATTTCTTCAGCTTTCTCCTCCTGTGTTATCTCTTGTAAGGCTGGAGTTTCTTGTGCTTCTGTTTCCGGTTGTACTTTTTCTTGTTCTTGTGAGGCATCGGCGTTTTCATCGACTCTAACCACTCCCTCGTTGATAGAGTTATCTTCTTTAACTTCATTTTCTTTTGGTTTGTTTGGTTTGTTTAAATCAACCTTAGTTACTGTTTGCTCTTGTACTTCAGGTTTTGTTTTCATCTTTGCTTTAACCTTGGTAACGTTTCCTTTTGTCTCGTTACCATCTGGTTGTTTTTCTTTTTTTGCTTTTACTTTAATCTTGCCAGTTTCGTCATTTGCGATTGGCTCTTCTTTCTTTGCCATAATATAATATAATAGTTAATAAATTTTACATACCTAATCCAAACCCATCTTCAGTATTATTACTTGTTGTTTCAAAGTTTTTAGCAGGTTTACTGTTATTTCTTTGATCTATAAGCTCTGATTGTTGTGTTGCTTGAATTCTTGTTCTTTCGTCTTTACGATCTTCTTTTTGACTTTCTTTTCCGTCACTTACCCCAAGCTGCATTTGCGCAAGCTCCATTTTAAAACGATACTCAGTCTCTATTAGTTCTTTTTTAATCTGCGCTTCTTCTTTTAATCTTTGAGATTCCATCTGTGATTTAGCCTGCTCTAACTGTATTTCCGTCTGCATTAGTTGTTGGGACTTTTGAACTTCAGCTTGAGCCGCGGCTTGTTGTGCTTGTTGGTTTGCTTCGGACTGTATTCTTATATTTTCTTGCTGCATTGCTTGGTCTTTATCAAGCTTTTTTTGTCTTCTTATTTTTAACAATTGATTTGCTAGTTTTACATTTTTTATTTCTCTTAAATCAATTGCATCTGCAAGCTCTATCATTTGCTGTCCTAATGCGGCTTGAATATTGTTTTCTAATAATTGTTTTTCTTCTTCGTCAGGCGCTAGCTCTAAAAATATACCAAAATCATATAAATACAATTCAGAAACCTCTTGTAATGTAGCGACGTTGTGAGCGCCAATTGACTGTATAAAAGCATCTTTCGTTGGAGAGTACTCTATAATATCAGATATTCTAAGAGATAACTTTTCACATACATCTGAGGTTAAGAATAATCCAGCTTGTAATATGTGTCTTGTTGCTGTGTTTGAGTTTGCTGCTGCTAGCTTTTGAACCCCAACTAAAGAGTACTTATCAGGTTTAGATCCATCTGACGCCTCATTAAGTCCAGTTACATCTCTTATCATCTGTAAGTAATAATTGTAATTAGCTATAAGAGCTTGCATTTTATTACCAGCGCCTTGTCCCCCTGATATTTCTTGTATTGGTATTTTACCAGGATTCATATCTCCATCTTGCGTAAATGACCTACCAATAACAGAACCAGTTTGGAAAAACATGTTTAAGGCTTCTTGTGGATTGTAGTTTGTTCCATTACCTAGATCTATCTCGGCCAAACCATCAGCGTCTAAATAAACACCATCAGGTACCATTCTTGACATTACTTGTTGTAACTTCAAGTGTGTTAATTGAATCATATCAGCAAAACCAGTAACTCTATTTACTAGAGAATCTATTCTGCCCTCGTACATTCTAGGGGCAACAATAGAATAGTTCATTTTAACCTTAGTGTAGTCGCTTTTAGAGCGCATCATGTTTTGGGACTTTTCCCACTTCAATAGTTTTTCAGTACCAAGCACCATAGCCCCCTCAAACAAACACTCTACTTGTCTTAACATTTTGCTATAACCACCTTCTAGATTTTCTGGTGGGTTGAAGCTATCATTTTTAGGTATCAACTTGTCAGCTCCAGTACCTGTTTTCTTAACTTTATAAACTTCATTCATATAAGTTTTATAGTTAAAATACAAAACCTGAACCTTATTTCTATCGTTATCGTTTTTTTCATAACCACGACCGTAAAAAGTAGAATTTGATTTTGTTATTTTTTCTAAGTCTTCATTTTGTAAATGAGGAAACTCTTTTACAAGTTCGTTTATAGGTATTTCTTTTACTTCTCCAACGTAATATATGTCATCAAAATAAGGTGACTCTGTATAAGAGTATATTAAGTTAGCAGGATCAACGTATTTTACAGTCGCCCCTTCTGATGTGTTAAACTCTGTTTTTGTAGCACCAATACCTAATATTACTAAATCTGATAAAACTCTTTTTCTAGTTAATTCATATTTACTTCCTTCTAACAGAACATTAAGAGCTTGTTCTTCTGCTAACTCTATATTTTGCTTGTAAGTTAACTGCATGTGTAATGCAACCTCTTCTTCTGTTTCCGGTAAAGTTTCTCGTGGATTATCGTTTAGTGGAACACCAAACGCTTGTAGCGATAATTGATTTAGCTCTTTTGTTTTAACATCTTTCATTACAGACTCCATGTACTCGGTTCTTTTAGAAACACCATACGGATCTTGTGAATAAGCTTTTATATCAAACATTCTTTCAGCCATACCATTAACTACAATATCAACAAACTTAGATATAATTGGTACTGGCTTCCAGTCTAAATTTAAATAAGACAAATCACCGTTGATAGATAACTCATCTTTGTATTTCTGTATTGATTGTTCGCCTCTAGCATACAATCTTAAGCTGTGAAAATTTCTTTTTGTATTATTGAGCCTACTGTTTGAGTTGTGAACACTAGATTCATTGCCGTGCCACTCACTTTGAATAGCCTTACCAACTTCCAAACCATACTCATAACTTATTTTTTCAGTGTCACTAACTACTTGACTTGGAAAATTTCCTATCATATTATTTTTTAATTATTTTAGACATACCACCTTTGTTCTCATACTTTGAGATATGTATGTTTAATTTGGGTTTTTCAATCTTAGCATTTGGTGCGTATAAGTGCCTGTTGTTTGCCATTATGGCTAAACCAGAACTTATAGATGCATCGTGCTTTGTTCTTTTGTTTATATCAAATCTACTCCAATCGTTTAGAAGTTCATTAAAATATAAATCTCCAAACGTTCCATTTTGCTTCATACCTACGTGATCTTGTATATACATCTCAATTGCGGCAGCATGTGCCTGCTTTATATCTTCGCTAGAGTTAGGTATGCCACCTACTTCTTTTTCTGCAACGGACAACTTGTTCCAAATTTTGTCCGGCCTATTCATACTAAACCCTCTATATCCTCTACGCCTCAGATAATACAAGAGACGAGGTTTATTGTTCTCTGCGAGTATAGGCATCCCGTAAAATACTAAAGCCATTAGAACGTCTTCAAAGAACATCTCTGCTGTTGGTGGTCTTGATAAGTATTCTAAAAAGAAACAGTTTGCTGGAGCATCCTCCATGCTGAACCTAGTTAAGCCGTGTAAAGCTCCCTTCGATCCAACTCCATCTACTGTCCCTGATATATCGTAACTATCACAACCAAATGCCCCCATGTGCTCATTACCTGGGTATTTAATACCGTTCTTAAGTATTACTCTATTCTGTATTTGTGACGGTGGTGTCCAGCTTACTTTAAACCTACCTTTTGGATCTGGATAAAATATTACTTGTGAATCTTTTATACCGTTAACCCATTGAAAATTACCTTTAGTTATACCTAGCGTTCTAGACATTTCTTCGTTGTAATCTATTTGCTCGTATAATTTAACCAAGTTAAATATACTATTTTTAGTCTCATCTCTGAATGCATGCTCAGTTGTTCTTGGAAACTGACGATAAAATTCGTTTAAAGCGTCTTGATCATCTTTTAAACCATCTACTTCATTCTGCCAACTATCTATTACACCTACATCTATTAGTTCACCGTCTGGGGCGAACACGTCGATATCAGGAGTAGTGAAAACTGGAATTCCGTGCTCGTCAATAAATCCTTCGTAGTTCCATTCCATTGGGATAAACAAAGAGTATAAACCAGATTTTGTTTGACCGTTTCTATTTCTTCTAGTGACATCTGATGCATTATATAATTTTTTAAAGTTATCGCCTCCTTTGTCTAAAGCATTTGATGTTGAACCCATCATACACTTGCCTATAATTCTACTACCTAATCTTAAGCATGTTTTTGTAACACGCCAGTTGTTTAGTATATTATCAGGTCTTTCCCACTTACCACTTTCATCATGTACTAATAACGCTAGCTTTTCACCGTCATAGCTGTTGTCACCTGTGTTTTTCCAATCTATTGTCGTATCTAACCCTTGTATGTCTTCCAGCTTTTCATTAGCTGTTATTTTTTTTCTTGTAAACTTACTAGCAGGCACTCTATACGCTAGCTCTGTTTTTGGTCTATCCATACCATCTTGAACTGGTTTGAAGAAAAATGGATAGTTAATTGATATTGGTACTACTTTATCTGTAAACATTTTTTTTGCATCAGCACCCGTTTTAGATAGTATACCATATCTACTATCACTCGCAAGAGTGGCTAAGTTAACTGTTTCTGCAGATGACATGAACGAAAACCCTGATCTTCTGTTCTTTAGGTAGCACATACCATAGCATCTTTTATCTGCTTTACAAGCTTCCCAGAATATAAAGAACAATCTGTTTGCCTCTCTAAAATCTGGTGCACCTACGTCAATCTTGCTCCATTGCAGATACATATAGTGAGTTCCTGGTATCCACGTTGGTTTTCCATTGTTAGTAAACCAAAAACCTTCTTCTCTACGTTTAAACTCTTCATCTATATAATCGTGCCACTGGTCTTTCTGATCGTCAGGATATGCTCTCCAGTCAAATATATTCTTTAAACGCTCAAGCTCTTTAGGTTGTTCAAACCTAACCCACTTATTTTTTTCGCTGCTATACACACTCTTCGGTACTTTCGGTAACGCTATAGCTAAATTCTGTATTTCTATAATTTCACCAATCTGACCACTTTGTGATAACACTATAATATCATGGTCTTTATCGTAACCGTATTTCCACTTCTTACCTTTGTTAAGTCTACTTATAGTAGTTTTCTTAACTGGCTCGATAGTTTTAACCAAATCTTGCTCGTACATTATTTAGATCTACCTTCTGCAAATCCTTTGAATACTTTTGCTTTTGCCTCTTCTGGTGTTTTTCCCTCGAGTAAGTTTTCTTCTTCTTGAATTCTGTTAAGTATTTCAAATGCATCGAATATAGCTAGTTTTTTAGTAGCCGCTGCATTCTTAAGTCTATCTGCTGTTAAGTCGTCGTCTGAATCTACAATAGCTTCTTTAGCAACTTTAATTAGCTCTTCAACTGCTTTGTGCCCAGCTTGGATTATACTCTTCTTCGTTTCCTTGATGTTCATATTTGATTGTAATAAAATTAGATAGTATTCTGTATAGTCTTTCGCCATTAACGACAAACTCGTATTCACTTCCTGGTCTGAAACCAATTAGATCGTTAACCTCTACTGTTCCATCTGAGTATTTGATAATACCTTGTAAAGGTTTTTCAGATTCAATATTAAATTGATCCGTAGCTTTTAAAGGTGTAACAAAACAATATCCCTTTGGAGCTTTCCACTCATCATCTCTTTTATACAAAAAGATTTGATCTTGTGCTATAAAGTAAGTAGACTCGTTAAAATAACTTCTACTGTTCTTTTCTCTACCCTTGACATCGTGCCATCTTCTAAATACATTGTGATGGACTATAACTGTATCACCGGGTTTTATATCTGTTTTTCCTACCATAGGTGTAGATACTACAATAGCTTCTCTATTTACATATTGATGGTTAAATATCTCAGTATTAAGAATAAGCTTTCCACCATCTACTTCTTTTGTATTATTGTATCTATTTCCTTTTGGCGTTACAACAAAGTTGTATACGCTTTCCATTAGTATTCTAGATTATACTCTACAGACACCGCCATGTTTTTATTAAAGTCTTTCCAAGGCAATACGTCTTTATTCTTTTTAATGTAGATAGAAAACTTATCATCTTCCTCTATGATATCACAGATAGTATGACCGCCATACACTTCTTGCCCCACGGCATAGTGCATAGCGTCATT